GACGCCATGCTTGCTTGTGTTCCACGCGAAATGCACGGCGAGTTGCAGCGCATCAAGGGCTTCGTCGCCGTCTGGCGCGATGAAAACCACGTTGCAGCAGCCATCCCGGTACAACAGGTCGATGCGTTCCGCCGTGAGGTCGATCAAATCAACGCCCGCACCCGCAGGCAGTTCCGCGACCTGACTGAAAACAAGCCCAGATCAAAGCAGAAATTCCGCCCCATGACGCCGGAGGAATTGATGCGGTACAAGGCGGAATGGTTCGGGATGGCGGACGGCGCAGGGCAACAATATTCCACAGGTTAGCAACATTGTTGCGCAACCCGGCAAATCGCGCTAAAAGGCGGGTCAGGTCGCATATGGTGGACTGAGGCTACGCCCGCACCCGCGCCCGGTGGTTTCCGCCGAATGGGGAAAATTTGGGGAATTATATACTTGACTCCCGATAATTCCTCGGGTAGTTATCTTCTCATGCAGCGGGCAATTCCGCCCCAACCGAGAGGAGGCTGCTATGCTGGTTAAGTTTTCCACCCTCGCCAACGGCGTGTTCATTGAGGACAACGGAACGGACGAGCGCAAGCCTTCCGACCGTTGCTTTCGCTTCGACGCGAACGGCAACGCGGAATATGCGTTGTTCGCTGACCTCACCGGCAGCAACCCTGCCCCGCGCTGGTTCGGCCACCAGTTCCGCGAACGTGACTTCACTTTCGCCTGATCGGGAGAGGCGCAATGACCCCTCATCCACACCCATTGGAAGGTAAATACGAGCCTGAGAGCCGTGATGTGCAAACGCCTCTTGAAGCGGCTGCTATGTCGATCGCGATTAGCCTCAAGCGGATCGCGGACCATCTGAACGAACGCGTAGGTCCAAAAGACCCAACCTACCACGGGCTTTCGCTCGACGAACTGGCCCGCGGTGAAAGCTATCATCCGGGAGACGACGCATGATCGTTGATGTTGAGTGTGAACGGTGCCGTGGCGAAGGCTGGCTACTGACGCGCGAGCCGCGCCTTGGGTCTGGTCTTTACGAAACCACGTGCCCAAAATGCGAGGGCCACGGTGCTTACGCCACTGACGCGGAAGATGAGTTGGAAGATTGGATGCGCGATGAGTAAATCCACCATCAGCACATTCGAGCTGTTCCGCATGTTCCCCGATCAGGAAAGCGCCCGCGTCTATTTCGAGGCGCGGCGCTGGCCTGACGGGGCCACCTGCCCCGCTTGCGGCGAGGCGAAGCGCATTGGCGTCCGCAAGGGCGGCTTCTATCGTTGCAACGCCTGTCTGCTCGATTTCACGATCCGCACGGGCACCATCTTTGAGCGGTCCAAGGTGCCGCTGCACAAATGGCTCTACGCCATGTACCTGCTCGTCACCGCGCGCAAGGGCATCAGCAGCGTCCAGCTTCACGCGCAGATCGGCGTCACGCAGAAAACCGCGTGGTTCATGCTCCAACGGCTCCGCGAGGCTTGCGGCAACGACCCTACCGAACTGGCAGGCATCGTGGAAATTGACGAAGCCTACATCGGCGGAAAAGAGGCTGCGAAAGTCATCTATATAGTTCCCAAAATTTGCCAGATGCAACCTTGACGCGCTCAGGTCCGCGCCAGTCTCATAATTCCCCGGACTTTAACAACCAATCCTAGAAACGAGGCCATAATGGCGAGTGGTGGCCGTCCAAGTCTGTACAGCCCTGCATATTGCAATGAAGTCATTGACTGCGGATCACGCGGGCTTTCCCTCACGGCATTCGCTGGCGAGATCGGCGTTTGCAGGGACACCATTTCAGAATGGATGAAGGCTTACCCGGAATTTTCCGTAGCTTGCAAGAAAGCGCAGGCAAAGCGCACCCAATTCCTTGAGCAGGGAATGCTCGATAGAGAGGCAACCGGACCAATGGTCACGGCTCGCCGCTTCGCCCTGGCTAACGCTGCGCCTGATGAATGGCGCGAAAAGCAGACCGTAACGCATGACGTGTCAGACCCTCTTGCGGAACTGCTGAAAGAGATTGATGGCAAGTCGCGCGGCCTCCCTATTAGCTGACCCATGGTGGAGGCTTAACAACCTCTATTACATCACGGACAAGAAAGGCGTTCGGGTTCAGTTCCGGCCCAATTGGGCGCAAGAGGAATTGTTCCGGGACATGCACTATCAGAACGTCATCCTCAAGGCTCGCCAGCTTGGGTTCACGACGTTCATTGATTTGTACCTGCTGGATCAGTGCATATTCAACAGTAACGTCCGGGCAGGCATCATTGCCCATAACCTGAATGACGCCAAGACGATCTTCCGGGATAAGGTCAAATTCCCGTATGACAACCTTCCGAGCCAGATCAGGGACAAGGTGACTGCTCAATCCGATACGGCAAACGAGCTGCTGTTTTCCAATAACAGTTCGATCCGCGTCGGCACATCGCTTCGGTCTGGCACGTTGCAGCTGCTCCATGTGTCTGAATACGGCAAGATGTGCGCGAAGTACCCTGAGAAGGCCAGGGAGGTCCGCACAGGCGCATTCAACACGGTTGAGCAGGGGCAGCTTATCTTTGTGGAATCGACGGCAGAAGGGCAATCCGGGCATTTCTATGAGTTATGCGAGACGGCGCAAGAGTTGCGGCGGGTGGGTGCTGATCTGTCATCGTTGGAGCCAAAGTTCCATTTCTTCCCGTGGTGGAAGCATCCCGAATATTCGATGCAAACCATTGGCCGCATTATCCCGGAGTCATATCGCAAGTATTTTGCGGAGCTTGAAAAGATCGGCATTGCCCTGACTGACGGGCAAAAGGAATGGTACGTCGCCAAGTCCAATTCGCAGCGCGACGACATGAAGCGCGAGTATCCGTCAACTCCACAAGAGGCGTTCGAGGCATCGGTTGAAGGCGCATTCTACGGCAGCGAAATGACGCTGCTCGACATTCAGGGCCGGATCATGCCGGTGCCATGGGATTCGTCATTGCCAGTCATCACGGCATGGGACATTGGGCTTGACGATATGACGGCGGTTTGGTTCGCCCAAAAGGCTGGCCTTGAACTGCGGATCATCGACTACATGGAATTTCGCAACGTGGCATTGACTGCCTGTGCAACTGAGGTGCTTCGCAAGCCATATCGGTTTGAGCGGCATTATGGCCCGCATGACATGGCGGCTCGTGAGATGACAACTGCCAAGCCTCGCAAGGAGGCTCTTGAAAGCCTGGGCCTCAAGCCCATCAGCATCACGCCGAACGTGCCTGTCGAGGATGGCATCAACGCGGTTCGCAACATCCTGCCCAAGTGTGTATTCGACGTTGCGTCTACCAAGGCGGGCTTGAAGGCGCTCCGCAACTATCACAAGGAATGGGATGACGAACGGGGCACGTTCATTGCCAAGCCTGTGCATGACTGGTCAAGCCATGCGGCTGACGCCTTCCGTATGCTGGCGCTGAATATCTCCGGCAAGTCGGAACAAGAGGACAGGCGGCAACGGTCTAATGCGGTGTCTGCTGACTTCGACCCGCTTCAACACTATTCGTCACGGCAACAGGTATCGGCGGATTGGTCCGTTTTCTAGCGCCTGATCTTCCAAGCCTGTCCTTCATTGCGTGTCACATGAGGCAGGCTGACCGGGATGAAATCTATAACGTCATTGGACACAACAATCCCTGGCTCTTTGCAGCAGCGGTGCTTGACGCAATCGGAATGGGACGCGGTGTTGTTGCCGCTGTCGGGCATGTACCAGTCGCGTGCATGGGATATCAGCCTCGTCATCCCGGAGTCTGCGAGGTCTTTGCTTTTGGCACGAATGCCTTCGACCGCGTTGCACTGAGCCTTACAAAACATGCGCTGCGGGTGATGAAGCCTGCGATGCTTGAGGCCGGGTTTCACCGCGCACAATGCCTGTCACGGCATGACCACGTTACGGCTCATCGCTGGCTTGAGCATATGGGGTTCAGGCGCGAGGGCGTCTTACATCAATACGGTTCCGATGGTTCGGACTATATCCAGTTTGGAGCGACTTATGACGCTGCTTGAGCGGTTTAATTCAAAGTATGAGCCTGAGCCGAACAGTGGGTGCTGGCTGTGGACTGGTGCAGCTCGCGGCCCAATTGGCAATGAATATGGACACATGAGGATCGGCAAAGAATTTACTGCTGCTCATCGTGTTTCCGTCATGCTGCACACAGGCCATAAGCCGTCTGTTGACCACGATGTGATGCACAAGTGCGACAACAGGTTTTGCGTTAACCCTGATCACCTGAGTGTCGGCACAAAAAAAGACAATATGGTCGATTGCGCTCGCAAAGACAGGAAGCGGGTTCCAAACCTTGCGGATGAAGTCATTGCCGACATTCGCAAGCGCGAACACCCCGCAAGCTATTACGTAAAACTGCATGGGCTGTCGTCACATTGGGTTGTTTACGACCTGTGGCGTTCTCGCACATACCAATGGAAGGAAGCAGCCTGATGTGCTTCGCGTCGATGCCCAAGCCCAAGAAGCTGCCCCCGCCCCCGAACAAGTTGGACAGCCAGGCTGATGCCCTTGCCAACATGCAGGCGCGTCGTGCCGGTGGCATCAACAGGCAGGCCACAAACATCACTGGCGGCATGGCTGCGGCTCCGAACGTGTCGGCTCCGTCTGCTGGCGGTAAATCCGTGCTTGGTGGCTGAGAATGGCTGCTGAACCTCGCATCATCAAGCGCCGCTTTGACTCGCTCAAGGCTAGGCGTTCTGTGCTTGAAGGCCATTGCGAGGAGATTGCAGAGGTTATCTCGCCCCGTCATACCGGGTTCAATGGCTATCGTCAGCCGAACGAAAAGCGGATGGCGAAGGTCTACGACTCGACTGGCATCCATAGCCTTGAGATGTTGGCTGCTGGCTTGCATGGATTGCTGACCAATCCGGCGAGCAAGTGGTTCAGCCTGCGTATTGTTGAACCGGGCTTTGACGACGACGATCAGGTGAAAGACTGGCTGTCTGATGCCAGTGACGTCATGCGGGCCTACATGTATGCGCCTGGGACCAACATCACATCGGCCCTGCATGAGATTTACCTAGAGAATGGGGCGTTCGGCACATCGGTCATGTTCATTGGCGAGCGTGACAAGGGCGGGCTGCTCTATCAGGCTGTCCCATTGCATGAGTGCTTCATTGCCGAAAACCACGAGGGCACGGTTGACACTGTGTACCGCAAGCGGTCCATGACGGCGCGCCAAGTCCTGATGCAATGGCCTAAGACCGCTTCGGAGAAGGTTCGCCAGAAGGTTGCGACTAACAAGCCTGACGACATGATTGAGATTATCCATGCCGTCCAGCCTCGCAATGACGCGGATAGTTCCAAGCGCAACAGCGAAAACATGCCTTGGGAATCGGTCTATATCGAATATGAGACTGAGCAGAAGCTAGAGGAAAGCGGCTTCCCTGAGTTCCCGTATGCGGTGCCGCGCTGGTCAAAGATGCCCGGTGAGGAATACGGGCGTTCTCCTGCCATGACGGCGCTTCCTGATGTGAAGATGCTTCAGGAGATGATGAAAACCACGATGCAGGCGGGACAGCTTGCCGTCAAGCCTCCGGTCATGGTGCCGGATGATGGCGTGATTGGCCCTGTGCGGTGGGTTCCAGGTGGGCAGACCTACTATCGTGGCGACCGCATTCCGACTGCGGTTGATCTGTCCGGCAATCTCCCCATTACCTTGGAAATGATGGAGGAACTGCGCGGGCGTATTCGCGGTACGTTCTTTGCCGATCTGATGAAATTCCCGACTGATGTGACCATGACAGCCACGGAGTTCACGCAGCGCATGTCTGAGCACATGAGGCTTCTAGGCCCGGTGCTTGGCCGCATGGAAGGCGAGATGCTGGGGCGTATTGTGGAACGTACCTTTGGCATTATGACCCGCATGGGCGTCTTGCCACAGGCTCCTGCACAGGTTGCTGGCCGTGAGTTCACGATTGAGTTCGTCTCCCCGATTGCGCTGGCTCAGAAGCAGGGCGAGGCCAATGCGCTGACGCAAACGCTTATGATATTGCTGCCATTCATCCAGGCGACACAGGATGCGTCCGTGCTCAAGCCGTTCAAGACGGACAAGCTGGCTCCGAAAATCTTTGAACTGTTCGGTGGCGACCCTGACCTGATCTACTCGACCGATGAACTGGCTGCGATGGCTGAGGCGGAACAGGCGCAACAGCAGGCCATGATGGCGGCTCAGGCTGCACAACCCATGGCGGATGCAATGAGCAAGGGCGCTGGTGCCGTCGACAAGCTGGCAAGCGCACAGCAGAAGGGCGCTGATGTGTCCCAACTCTTTGAGGCCGCATGAGCAAGTACACCGACGAGCAACGGGCGATAGACTACAAGCTGGTGTTTGGTACGCCAGACGGCGAGCGGGTGCTGACTGACATCATGGTCAAGGCGTCCGTGTTCAAGCCGATTGCCCATGTTGACCCTATCGAATGCGCACGGATGGAAGGCGCAAGGGCACTGGCCCTGCATATCGCGTCCTTCAAGCGGTTCGATGCAAAAAGCTTCCTTGATAGCTGGAAGGCCCCCGAAGAAATCTAACCCGGTTTTGAACCGCCGTGATGGCGAGTCCAGGCCCTAAGATGGAGACTACCCTTTGACTGATGAAGTTCCGGCGCCCGCTCCTGCGGACAACGCCCCGCCGCCTGCCGCACCTGCGCAGACAACGGCCCCCGCCTCGGCTCCTGCTGATTGGCGAGCATCACTCCCCGAAGAAATCAGAGGCCACAAGTCCCTTGAGAAGTTCACCTCTCAAGAGGCCCTTGCTGCGTCCTACCTGAACCTAGAGCGCACATTGGGCATGGAGAAGATTCCCCGGCCCAAGGGCGAGTT